GACAGATACGTTTACCGTGTTGTTAACGAGAGACTGCGTGATCGTTCGCACCAGCGCATCAGCAGTCGTGACATCTATAGAAATGTCAGACGGCTTCGTAACCACAATAGAGGATCTTCTCTCTGGGGTTATCGTTACCTGCGTTGTATCTCCGTCAAGGGTTAGTGCCATTAGTAAGCGCTGTAATACGTGTTCAAGTTAGAAAGAATAGCAGAACGCTCAGAAGACTTGTCACCGTCAAACATGATGATCTCCTGTACGTTACCTAGGAAAGTGTACTGGAGGCTATTCCATGCATTAAGGATGTAGCCAGCCCTAAAGGCCCCACTTCTGGTGTAGTTCGTGTTCCCAACTACGTCATCTCTTTGAGCGGTATTCACGTTAGAAGCGTTTCTCCTCACGTTGAATATCATGTGACCAATAGTGGCGAAGTTTGTGTTTGCCCCACCGTCTCCAAATCCGTTGGCTTCGTTTGCCCCAGCATTTATTTGAAGGTTCAATGCGTCGTCACGTATCCAAACTCTGTTGTCGTTGCCTACTTGCGTTCCAGCAAGCATACCGTGATTGTTATTTGTTGTTGTCTTGTTGCAGACAGCCCAAAAATCGTACTCAGCAGAAGCTGAAAATTCGCTATCCATAATCATAGTTGAATCTTCTGTTTCTACACAGGGTTTTCCGCCGTCAGTCAATACAGATCCAGAAGACACGATCTTTGGTTTTCTGCTAGAGTAACTAGCGTTGTCATACCATGTAGCATCATTACCATCCCCCGTAGAACCGCCTTGAGCTTGGTCATACCACTTCACGAGGTACCCATCGCCGCTTCCACAGTGAGTCAAAAGCGCTGTGGTGTCGAGCTCGTAGCTAGAATTAAACCCTATATCAGCCTCTACATCGCTGTCGTTCACCACTCTTATTGCAGCGCCTCCATATCCATGGTTGACTAATCTGAGACTATACGCTACTGATGTACCACCAAAACCGTTAGCGTCTCCGCTTATGAACCCTGAAGAACCAAGATGGTTAGAAATCACAATCTTAGTTGAAAGCGGAGGAGTTCCAGTAGACTGTGCGTTTAGCAGGGTATCTTTGGACTGAGAGATAGATGAAGCCAGAGTGGTAGATGTATACGCAGTCCCTGTGGTCCAGTCAGCAGGCGTATCTGGGTCAGCGAAAGCCTTGTCAGAATAGTAGCTGGTTCTGGTCAGGGTCTGCCCTGAAGCTGGGAGGGCTCCAAGTATTCTCTGAAACTCTCCTTGTCCGTCAGTCCTAGCCGTATAATAAAACTCTATGTCTTCCGTGGCGCCAGTAACCTTTGATTCTGCATCAGAATCAAACTTGTTATAGTATAATTTAGGCGTTGTGTCTAGCAACACATTACCGTCTCTGTTTGGAAAGTAGATGTCGTAAAGATTGTCTCTGTATCCATCTGTTGGCCTTAAGTAAAGACCGTATTCACCACCACCTTGATTGGCTTGGCCGTTACCGCTAAACCTTATGTATGGGGCGCCAACATGGAATTGGGTGCTGTTTTGATAGAGTCCGCTTCCATTGATTGTGCCTACGTTTATCTGGCCCCCAATGTATGTGTTGCCGCCAAACCTGCTGCCAGCCGCTGGACATCGAATGGTTCCGCTAGCATGTATACTCCCGTAAGAAACAAGGCCCTCGTGGAAGGTAACGCGAGTTCTTACTTGACCGTCGATATCGAGGTTTATATTCCCCTTCTTGTCCATTCTGATTATCTGATCGTTGTAATTGAACAGAATGAATAGGTAGTCGTCAGCGTTGTACAGCCCAGAACTCGTTTGAAAGTTCTGTCCAGCCATTATGTCGAACTGCTGTTCAACGTACCCAGAGTTGAGAGTAAGAACCTGATCCTGAGAGTATGAAGATACATCCCAGGCGGTAGATAAGTTCAGCTGCCATAAGCATTCTCTCCCATCTCCAACTATGTAAACCTTTGTGCCATCACTGGAAAAGGTCAAGTTTCTGATCGCTGTTTCTGCATTACCAGCAGAGTCAGTAAGGGCAAGGGTAACGGATTTATTTGAGTCGTGAACAGCTGTACTTAAATCCCAGTTCGTGGAAAGATCAAAATGAAAAACTCCAGTACCAGTATTCGATATATACATAACGGAACCGTCTGGCTTAAACTCTACACCGTATGGATTCCCCCCAGCCACAGAGTTAACGTTAAGGAAGTCTGTTGCGGCGGTAGACATAGTGGACAAGTCCCATGCCGTAGTGCAAGTGTACTCCTGCACCTCATCTCTCTGACTACCAAGGGTGAAGAATTTTTTCCCGTATGTGTCTGTATCGTTAGGATCTGAGGCTACATAAAGGCTATATAGGGTCCCCTCAAAGCCGCCGCCACCAATCGATCCAGAGCCAGCGAGGTTCACGCTAGTCACCGTTGCAGTAGAAGGTATGGAGCTTAAATCCCAAGCGGTAGGAAGATCAACAGACTCAATGTCGTCTTGCCCGTTACCCACGACAAACAATTTAGTGCCGTCTGGCTTAAAAGAAAGGTCCCTTGGGTGGCCCTCTCCAAATGCTATCTCGTTTCCAGCTGTGTTGAAGGAACCTACACCAATTATCTGGGAGGGATCCACAGTCCAGTTTGCGAGTACGTCTGGGTCTGCTGCTGTTGAAGAAACCCCATCAATCCCCACATCTCCTGGCTCCCACTCGCTATTCGTGTTGTTCCATACCAAAGCCTGACCGTCAGTAGGGGCAGCGGTACTGGTATCCACATCAGACAAGTCATCTATGCTGGCCGCTGCTATTCGAGCGTCAGCCTTGGCATTTGTATATCCCTCTTTAGCTGTATTTGCAGCGACAGCTGAATGGTTCCCTACTCTAGAATCTGTATAGTACAGATTTGACGAACCCTCTGTTAGGTCGTCTGTAGTGGACGTTGATATATCTCCAGCTGGGCCTTGGATACCTTGGATACCCTGCGATCCCTGTGGGCCTGTAGCGCCTGTATCCCCAGTGTCCCCCTTGTCACCTTGAGGACCCTGCGGTCCAGTGGCGCCACGTTCGCCCCTTTCTAAGCTGACCGTGACCTTTGCCATTACGCAGTGATATCATCGTTTACAGTAAAGCTACCCTTGAGGACGGTAGTGGTCTTGTTATTTACAGTGTACTGCAAGTCATATGTATACCTTCCAGAAAAGAAGTTAGACATAACATTAGAAGTGGCCTTTACCGTTACATTTCCGTTATTGTCGATATCCTCAAACGTAAAGCCGACATCGCTTGCTCCGTCTTCGCCTTTTGCTTGATCTCCTTTAGAGAGAGTCCCAGCAACAAGAACGCCTTTGCTGCTTGATGCCTTTTTGTACGATCTAACCTGCATAAAGAACTCATACCCATCAGTAACAAGCGGAATCGCGGTGCCAGCGCTATCTTTAAAGTTCAAAGAAAGCTCGAAAGTGTCACCCTTTCTGCAAGTGATGTCTAGCCTTTCCGCTACGTCTAAGTTAGCTTTTGTCGCCATTTTAATCCAGTAATGAGTTTACAATGTTGTCTACGCTGTCGCCAGCTGCTGGTAGCTCGCCACGGTTGCCTTGACGCTGAGAAAGAAGCTTGCTTTGCTCTGCTGCCTGCTTTTCCACCCTGTCATCTTTTCTGTCTTCTTTGAGAACTTCAAGTTTTTCTTTAAACTCTTGCTCCTCCGTTCTAAACCCAAGAGTTGCCTGAGCTTTAATAAGCTCTATTTCTTTTCTAAACTGGTGTTTTACCTGTTCTAGCTGAGCCTCCATCTGGTTTTTAAGCTGCATCTTCTTTGCTTCCAACTCTGACTCCATTTGCATCTCCTGCATTTTTACTTGAGAAGCGAATTGAGCTGCTTCTTGGGCTTGTTGTTTTTGAAGTTGAGAGTTTTGAGTTGCCAGCTCCTGAACTCTCTTCATTCTCTTCTTTCTACGAAGAACGAGTAAGCGCTCAGCCTGGTTTATATCCTTCATACCTCTAATGGAAATAGCGTCCTCGATGTCAATCTCTTTTTGCTGAAGTGACATCTGTATGTTTTGCTCCAGGTACGCTCTATCTTTATCCTCCATTTCCTTCACTACCTGAACCCCAAAGTTGTACATAGGTAAATCCTTGAAAGAGGAAAGAACAGACATATTTTCTTTTCCTATAGCGTTCTCATACACCTGAAAAAGAACAGATTCAGTAGGAAGTATTTGAATGCATTTTACAATGTCTTCGCAGACCTTCTTAAACAAAATCATAGAGGCATTAGTAATGTCGTAGATCGCGTTGTTACCAGCGGCAATAGCATTCTGCTGAACACCAACAAGTGTATCTCCCTTTGGTGTAGAAGCATCCATCATTTCGTTGATACCCGTTGTGTCACGGATCATACGGAGGTAGTGGTTGTACAAACCGATCAGCTCATTGATGTTACGAATGCTGTTTCCGATCTCCCGAACTGGTGGGTTCTGGAATCCTCCTTCTGGGTTCTTACTTCTATAGTAAAAGACACCTGTCTGCTCGTAGATGTCGTGAAGATCTAAGGGTTGTAGTTCCCCTCCAGAGCCTAACTGTACATTTTCGAGACCTTCAATGTCTATGATTAAACCGTCAGGCTTAGCTTTTGCTATGGCTTGCTGAATCTTTAAGTGAGTCAACTGAAGCATGTCAGCAAAGCCAGTGCAGCTGTCCACCATGGATTTGGGAACCATGGAACGAATATTTGTAGCAACCACAGAATAAGACATCTTAGCCTTAGAAAGGTCGTGGATGTTTTTCGGAATGTTTGTACACATCCCGTAGTTGAATAGAATATCGCAATTTCCGCCGAGAATGTAACTACCCTTATAAACTGTAGTCACATCCATCATTTCAGACTCTTTTTCAAATACGTTTCCTTTCACCTCGTCCATAAGGAAACCTTTCATAAAGAAGTTTGTCTTTCCGTATCTGTTTTGCTTTTGCTCAAAATAAATGCAGTCTACAGATAGAAATTCGAAATCAAGGACATCAACCATATAGTCGTCATAACCGTAAACCTCCTTAAGCATTCTTTTATTGTAGGAATGACGATTAATAGCGCTAGGATCGTTGCCCTCTCTGTTCTTTACTGACTGAGCTATTTTTTCAAAGTCTTCCTCTGAAAGCTCATTGCCAGCAATTCTTTTCAGCTCCTGTATAGTTATGGTCTTTATATGACCAGCATAGGTCAAGTCGTTGAACCCTGGGTCCTCCGTGTAGCTGTGAATGAATTTTGTTGGGTCAACATACTCCGTCTTTATGCCTTCGTTAGGATCGTTGGACCTCTTAACAACAGCCATCCCTAAAGCGACCAAATCATTTACACACCTTCTAAATATGTTGTCGTTAAAGCTGTTCCATGAAAGGGTCATGTTAGTTCCAATCTGAGCTGCTATCTCAGCATCCGTCTTAACGTTTGTTCCTATCAGGATCTCTGCCTCCTCAAGAGTGTCTGGAAGTTTTTCTGGGTCCTCATCGATAACAATTCCAGTCTGCTCTTTGAGCTTTGAAAGCTCTTTCTTTGTCTCTATCTGAAGTTCAAGACGTCTCTTTCTGTTGTCTTTCTCGGAAGAGGAAAGTGGATCTACCGCCTCTAGATTAGGGTAGGGGTCCCTAGAAAGGATTTTATTAGCTACAACCCGAACAAATTTAGGAAGTATTGGAACTGGAGTGTAATCCAGATTTAACAACGTGCCGTCGCCGTCGTTGGGGTTTAATGACCTTAAAAGCTTTTTGTAAATACCCGTGTCTTGAGTTCCGTTAGCGTAGTCTCTGCTTCTTTCAAAAACCACATTTCTCTTTCCATAAAGAGAAGTTGATTGAGATATCTTACCCCATTGAGACTCTATCGCTTTGGCGTATTCGAGACCGTAAGCCTTAGATTGCTTTACATCAGTTGTGGCTAACGGATCTGGAAAAGAGCTCTTACGCTTGTTGTTGGTATTGTGCATGTCTTATGGTCGCTCTACGCATATTCTGCAAATATAGCAAATCCATCCTAGACCTTATATTTTCTGAAAAACACCTTCTCCGTAAAGTCTGCCTTGGGTTTTTCTTTTGCTTTTTGTGCAGCAAGCAAAGCTAATCCTGAGCTAATCGTCAAGTCAAACTTGGTTCGCTTGTCAATTTTGAAGCCGATCCAGTCTTCTAGCGTTTTGTTAAAATACATATTGCCCACCTCGCCCGTCTCGTGGTTTATGCCAACGCTTTCGTGAATGTATTTTTCTATGGCTTGGGCGTGAGACTGAATTACATCTTGAGAATTAGAGGGGATGCCTTTTGTTTTTACGTTGACATGCGATGATGAACTCATGAGGTGTCTTGGTCGGTCCATTAAGTAACCGTCGTAACCTCTTGATTCAAAGTATCTTGCAATCCCATACTTATTGTTCTCTATAAGCAATGGGTAACCGTAGAAAAAAGCACACATCAAAACATCCTCATAAAAAATGCTCGCCAGATCTGGGCGAGAAGCATATTCTACAACGAACATATTTGAAGGGCGATTCATGCTGAATTTGTTGTACATATGCAGAGCTCCCTTTGATCCCCTTCCGTCTACTGTAGCGTCCAAGTCATAAGAGTCAACCCCTCCGCAGCCATAGCTGCTAAATGGAGGGACTTTTTTCCCTCTGTCTTGTTGTATTACATTCCTTTCTGATACGTCTGGCATCCAGCTTACTCTAAACCTGCCGTTCGGAGTAGGAGAGAACACAACTTCTTTGTCTTTCTCTTTCCAGGTGAAGTTGCCCACCACAACTGGGTTCGGGTACAACTCTTCATTGTGTTCGATCTGCTGATAAATCTTACCGATATTAAACAGACTGCCTGCAATGCTGTCCCTGAACGCTTCGTCTTCGGTAAACGGAAACTGGCGTGTTACCTCATTGAGCTCGGACGGGTTGTCCTTGAACGATCTACGTTCGTTTTTCAGATATGTCTTACTGCCGATCTCTATGGCTTCCGAGTCAATACCTGTTACCGTTTCTTTTGGGTCCTCGACAACAGCATTGCCATACTCATCAAAGAACCCCTCCAAAGCTTCGTAGGCTGGAATAAAGATGCGATACAGTCCAGAACGGGTACGCCCGTTGTTGTTTCTTTCGTTTGGATCAGAGTCGTACCACAAACCTTTGTATTCTTCTCCACCTTTGTTCATGGGATTTACCGTACTTCCTACTAGAGCTTTTCCCACCACCTTTCTACCAACGATAAGGCATGTGCGCTCGATACGCCACGCCTCACGTATATCTGTAGGTTTCTCCCATTTACCCGCCTCATCGAGATACAGCAGGTGCAGTTTCTCACCATCGTATGCGTTGTTCGTGGTGTTCTTCCAGTTGATGACTGTATTCAGTGCGTCACCACGCATGGATGTTTTGTTGTTCTTCGTGATACGCTTCGAAGGCTCACGAAAAGCCAACTCCATACGGGGGTTCGTGGTACCGTCCTGGATAGGCTTGAAGAAGAAAGGGTAGCCTCTAAAGATAGAGACCACCTTCTTCATGAAGATGTTTTCCTGAGCGTCTTTACCAGTCTTCGACTGAATGCCCAACAGCTTCTCTTTAACTTGACTAGCCTCGTCAACAAGGACAGCAGAGCATACATTAGTGTAGCCAGAACGACGACACTTAGTATATAGCTGACCGAAACAACGGGGATCAGCTTCGCAAGCAGCCATGTGGAGAAAGATTTCCCTTTGGAAAGCGAGGTATGATGGGTATCCGATATCAATTTTAGACCATTGTAGAAACATATAGTGTCGCCCTGTAATATACGTAGCGACCCCATTATTGTAAAACCACACACCGTCGCGCCTACGCTGAAACTCTTGTTCGATGTAAGAACGAAACTTCTTTCGAAACTCGGCAGGTTTTTCGAGCCACTCATCCATACTGCGAATCCTTTGCAGTTCCTGGGGCATAGCGATGCGTTCCCACATCTGCATTGCCTTTGGTTTTTCATGGAAGAGAATCTCCGATCGCTTTGGTTTCTTTGGAAGTACAACGAGTAGCCCATGGAGCTCCATGATTTCTCCCTCTGTACCGTTAGGGTCGATCTTAATCCCTTTAGCTTCATAACCGTCTATGTCAATCAGAACAGACATCAGTAACTCTGACCGTGGGGGTTCATTCGCCCTAGGTTAGCCACTCCTGATTTAGGATTGGTGAGTTTCATTTGAGCTCCGCATTCGCACTGGCCTTCCATATAGTAGGTCTCTCCGTCTTTCACCTTCATAGTAAGAGTGCGTTCGAAACGCTCTTTACCGCATTCTGGGCAATGTAAGTCTGGCATGTTATTTAATTTAATTAGTACACCCGACAGGATTCGAACCTGTGACCGTCTGCTTAGAAGGCAGATGCTCTATCCAGCTGAGCTACGGGTGCATGTGCTCCCTGTAGGATTTGAACCTACGACCTGCGGATTATGAGTCCGATGCTCTAACCGCTGAGCTAAGAGAGCTTAAAGTTTGTTTTTAAGTAACCAGCCGTATTGTCTTGATTTTCAAAGTCATAGTCCTCCCAATAGATGAGACCGCTGGGACTATTTTGAGAAGCGCTCTGCAAAACCTCCTGAGTAGTCTTTGTCTTGTTCGATTTCCCCATTTGTCTGTAACTCTTTAACCATTTGTTCTAGTCTCTGGCGCTCTACCAGAAGTTCTTTGCAATCAATAGCCGTTTGTTTGATGGACTGTAGCTCGGCTTTACGGGCTGAACCACCAGCTTCAGGATCTACAGGCTTCTTTACCTCTTCGATCATGTTGTTGATGGCTACCTCCATGCTTTGCATAAGACGTTCGGCTGCGCTTATGGTGGTAAATTTACGCTTCGACATACAATAAATCTTCAGCGCGGGTACGATAATATTCTTTCCCGTCGATTTTTATTCTGTAGTCGCGATTCTCCTTGAAACCTACTACGTCTCCTTTTTTTAAACCCAGCTCGTCCAGCCAAGGCGCCTCAAAAGCGACCCTCCCTTTAGTGACAGGGTTATCCTTAAGCTGTACAACGTCGATAATATCAGATTGTTTTTTTTCTGCTTCTTCCACTCGTTCGAGAAGTGACCAGCCCGCCAGCGGAGATATGCGCCCAGTCTTCGCAGACTTGTAACCAATAGCCTGATTACCAACGGTGTAATGAGGGTTATACTGAACAATATAATGATTGTCGTTACCAGTAAGAGGCTGGCCGCTATCAATAACAACGTGATGATGGAAATAGAGAGTGTCACCCACTTCGACTCCATGATCGTATTTAAACGGGACCGCAACGACTGGTCCTTCTGTGACTCTGTTTTCAAACTCATCGTATTTAGTGCTTATGTATAGTTCTAAACCGCTGTCGGTTACTATTGTGTCATTAAGCCTTTTTTCAAGCTCAACAACAAACAGATCGAACGTTCTCATTAATTAAAAGTTTAAATCAAATTCAATTACGCATGGCATTTCATCCACAGCTTTCCACAAAGATACTCCGTCTTCATTATCAATGTATATAAGATACCTTTGTTTTCCGTATTTGTAAAGATGCCTGTCGTCTTCCACAATGGCCGAAACCTCTCCAGCTCCAGCTCTCATGCCTACGTAATAGGCCATACCATTCTTGGGGTCTCTTCCGACCACAATTTTTCTAATAAGTCCTTCCATTAGTTAAGGGATATGCCCAAGTCTCCTAAGAGTCCTTCAAGGTCGATGTCGTCGTCCTGATACGCATTATCCATAACTTGCTTGACAGTCTCCAGTTCCGCCCTGCTTTGTAGGCTGAAGCTGTACATGGTTTTCATTTCAGCTTCTTCGTCGCCAAATTCAATTGCATCCAGGTCAATAACTCCCACGACAATTGAGGCAAGAACTCGATCTTTCATTTCGAATTCGTCAATAGTATCCTCCATCTTCTTGACGAGAGAGTACATTTCGGCGAAGAAGAGGGTGTCTTTGGGGCTCATGATGTAAATTTGTTTAACTCAAAGATACAACAGAATAAGTATGCCCAAGTCTACCGTTAAAAGAACCAGGATGTTTCGGGAGGTGTCTAAAATGCCATCGCGTTTTGTCAAGCACAACTACCTGAAAAACCTGCGAGCCGCAACCAACGACTTCCTGGATGGTCACTCCGATCTCACCAAGTCGTACTTACAGCTTTTGTTATTTGTGTACGACTTAGAGTTCTTTACTATATCGTGGTTGGCCGAGAACTACGGGATAAATAGAAAGAACCTCGCCGACAGGATGGTGTATCCTTTAGTGGCTTCAGGGTATTTATACAAGCACTTTGATAAACTCACTCCTTCTCAAACGAGAGAGGACCACCTGTTTCGTGACGAGACAAAATTTAACTACAGGGTGCGATATGCCTTATCTCAAAAAGGCAGGCTGGCGGTACAGAGGTTCTACAACTCGCTTTAGTAGATGCTGTAGAAGGTGTTGATGTTGTCTTCGATGTTCGTGCGGTCCTTGGATTGGTCGGAATTGTATATAATGAATTCTTGCAATGTACCGTCTATTTGATTGGACGTGACACTCTTATGACCACCAATTGCCGTTGGGCCTGACATAGCCGTCTGACTGTAAGACAAACCGCTCTGCGTGTTTGTGCCGTTCTCATAATAATTACCCGACGAAGGGCTGACAAGACTCAAAAAATTAACGTTGTGCGTTGTGCTTGTTTGCGCCGTTCCTTTCCATGCCCCATCGTAATATAAGCCATTACTTCCGTTGCTTACAACGAGTCGTCCTGTTTCAGTATCAAATAACCAGCCGCTTGCCGTTGTTCTTTTTTGAACCCACGCAAACGCGTAATTGCTTGTTGCGCTTATGCTGCTTCCAATTTGAAACTTGTCGTTGCTACCGTCAAAACTTAACGCAGGCTTCCCGTTCTCCGTCACTACGCCCGTTGTGCCGTCATATATTTTTGGTTGATTCCCCGCAGTTGTCTGTGTGGCGTCATTAGAATTAGATGACTGATCATACCAGTTCGTCACGTAACCGTTGTTTGACCCACAGTGAGCAGCTAAGGATACCGTGTCGAGCCCTCCGAAAATATTGAAATTTATGTCGGTTTCGAGGTTGTCATTGTCTCTTCGTACTCTAATAGCAGGGCCAGAATACGAGCTTGAGAGCTTGCGGAGTGAGTAGGCCGCCGCAGCTCCTGTATACGTGTCGAGGAGTGGCGTGTTTTGGGTGAAGTAGTCGCCGATGTTATTAGAAATATCTGCTTCGTTCGCGTTTTTATCTGTATCGTAAAAAATAAACTCCTGCCCTATACCGTCGTAGTTGAACCAATTACTGCCCATAATGGCCTTAACCGTTATGTTACCTAAAAAAGTTTTAGTGGCTACAGATACACCGTCGAGATATAACGGGGTGCTGTTACTGCTGTTCCTGTTGTGGTTTTGAAGTACTCTTGTGTCAGATGGAGTAAATGGAACGGCATAATTTGCAATTTGTGTAGAATTTATTAAACGCCAATTAGTGTTGGTGTTTGGAAAGTAAATCCACGTCATTTGTTCCGAGCCCGACCCATCGCCGCCCCATGGGTTGTCTGTTCCGCGCGTTGTACATAACGTGAAATGGGACGCCTCGCCCGAAAGGGTCAACGTCGAAGACAGCGGTAACTTGCTCGTGGAAGTTCCTTGTAATGCTGGTTTGCCATCGACCTTCACAATCGCGCCGCCCGTGTAAATAGTCGGCTGGTTCGATGCTACTGCTTGAGCGGCATGGTTGTCATTTCCTGACTGATCCTTCCAACTAGCCACCCTGCACGTAGTTCCAGTGCAGAATGCTGTGATGGCACCCTCGTCGAGATTTCCGTTAGAATCAAAGCCTATATCAGTTTCAGTGCTGTCGCTATCCCTTCTGATGGTCATAGCAACGCTAACGCTATTAGTGAGCTTTCTGACGCTATATGCTGCTGCTGCTCCGCTACCATAGCTTTCATCCAGTAGCCCAGTAAATCCAGGGATTCTACCAGCTATGGCGGCTGGCTCAGCAGCGGACAATCTATTTATACCAGACCCTAAACCCAGCATTACAATTCAGGATCAGGGGGTAAGAAACCTTCAGGAAGCGTGTCCACTGTGGTGTAGCTTACAGACTCGTCATCTTGAAAGCACAAAGCAGCTTGAGTGGCATCTCTGTCGTCAACGATCCATCCCCACCAGTACTTGGTCACAGGGCCGCACCCCAGCTCAGTGGCTTTGTCGCGGCTGATCTGCTCTGCATTTGCTGTAGTAGTAATATAATACTTCATACAGCAAAGATAACAATTTTATCTTCCTTGCCCTTTATACGCTTTCTTGTAGTTCTTGCTGCATTTGTTGCTTGACGTCTTTGTCTTAGCGTGGACCCCAGGACGGCTCACCTTGTGTGATTCAGGGGCGAAGTTGTTTACTTGTTTAGCCATTAACGAAAGTCTGTGTGTGAGAACCTCAAAGAGTCTATATATATCTTGCTTCCATCCGAAACGCTAGACGTTGGGTTAAAGAATATCACTACCTCGTCGCTTGTACCAACTGTTGCTAATTCACCGTCTATCGTGGTCCATACGTCTTGAGTAGGAACTGGGGAGGTGTGAGAGACTTCAGATCCACTAGCGCCATATAAAACTTTTTGTATTCCTGTAAAGTCACCTGCGGTAGGAACTGAAAAAACTATTTCGTAATAAAGCGCCTGGGAGTTGTCAAAGTCTGTCAGGATGCTAAAATCTAAAGAAATAGAACAAGTAACAGAATTAGCACCATCAGTCACTTCGAGTACACCTGTTTTCTCAGTGTCTGAAGAAGGAGTGTGTGAGGCAATCTGTCTTATTGTCCCGTTAAATGCTCCCCACCCGCCGTCGTCGGAATCAAAACCAAAAGTTTTGTCAAAGCCACCGTCTGTCTGTATCAGATCGTTAAGGGCTACGCTTTTTCCTAATCCTAGCATTTTTAAATCGTTTTGTAGTAAACACCCTTGTGGTCTCTGTAGGCTCTTTTTATCTGCTTGCGGTTGTGTCCTGCTTCTTTGTAAGACACATGCACCCAGTTGGGTTCTTCGTCGTCACCGAACTCCCAGATCATCTGGTCCCACTCCAAGTTATTCTTGATGTAGTTGAAGATCTCTGCGTTAGTAACCTTGCCAAATACGTGGGCATCGATATCCAGTGCCTCACCAATCATATGCTGAGAGTACTTGCTCCCACCGATAGCCTTGTTCAGCTTCTTCGATCTGTACCCACTGCTTACCGCGATAGGTACACCGAAGTGATCGCGCACAGGCTGAAATACGTTTTCGGCTACTGCACGTAGATTATGAATCTCCCAGTCTTCAGGGATGTTGGGGATACCGAGGCGGATGGCCGTATTGGATTTGATAGCCTCCTTTAGGGTGAGGTTTTTGCTTAGCTTCATTTCGATTTGCTACCCAGCTAGGGTCGATTCGTTTGATACGAGGGTTGTGGTAAAATTTTTTCAATCTATGATTGAATATAGCAAAGTTAGAAAAAAAATTTGGTTTGAATGATATTTTGCCCTACATTGAGATCAGCAAACCGAAGTTACGAAACAAATTAAATCAGTTATTTGCTATGAAAAATTCAATCTTAATCCTTTGCCTGTTGTTTGCAGGTGTAACATTTAGCCAGGGTCTTCCTAAGACTCAGATCTTTGATGCGTATGATTCACGAACAGACTCTATTGTGGTCTACAAGGTGTCAGACGATGTGTACACAAATAAGCTTCGCATCTTCCGAATCCTAAAAACATACAAGCATGAAGAAGCAGCAGGAGATGTTGTAAGTGTTTCTTACGACAACAAAGCTGAAGTGGTGTTCGAGTCAAACGGCGTGTATGCCATTCAATGCTTTCGTGAAGGTGTTGACCTCAAGCCTTCTTTCTTGCACGTTGACGACAAGTATGTCAACAGCTTTCACAGGGTCCTTAATGTAGGACACCGAGATCACTACTACTACTATGTACAATAAAAAAGGGGCGCGAGCCCCTTTTTTTACTTTGGTCTGTTGTAGTGTTCTCTAAACCCAGACGTCTCTCTCGTTATGATTGGTCTTCGTGCTCGGCGTGGGTTTGTTCTTGTTGAAGGAGAAGACGGCTTTGCACCTCTATTTAAGCGGAGCTTAATAGCGCCTTTTTTCTTCTTCTCTTCTTCTTCTCCACCAGGTTTAGCTGGTTTTTTACGCCCAACTGGGATAATGGCCCGCTTCTTATCTTGACCTTGATACTTGAGCTGCCGCTTAATAGTTTTATTGGCGGCTTTTGCTTTTTTCTTGTCTCCAGACTCAGTAGCTGAAGCAAGTGCCTCTTCAGCCTTTCCTACTTCGTATGCTTGATCTTTTGTCAAACCAGCTCTTTCGGCTGATCGCTCAAGTCTTCTACCTCTTCTTCTTACTTGTCCTGTTCTCAGGGTTTCTGGACCAGTAGCCTCGGTAGTAGCTGTCTTTACCAAGCCAGTGCCAGTGCCTGGGGCTCCTCTTCGAGCTTGACGCTTAGCCTCCTTTTTAGCCTCTTTCCGAGCCTTTTTTTGTTCATCAGTTCTACTTCGCTGAGGTCCTCTTCTTGATTCCTTGATCTCTTCTGGTGTGGCGAGCTTCTTGGGATCTTCTTTACCCCCGTTATTGTACAGCTTCATTCCGCCTTTGGCCTTCTTTATCTTCATGCCTTTATATGCTTTTCCAGCATCTTTCAATGCTTGCTCCATGGGTTCTTTTTCATTTCCGTCGCCGTCTACATCTGGATAGTCAGGACGCTTGCCTCCAGCCTTGTACACCTTCATGCCGCCTTTAGCTGTAAGTCCTTTCTTGGCGTCGCGGCGGGCCTTTTCTGCTGCTTCTTCTTCTGCTGCTTTCTTTGCATCGAAGGCGGCTTGAGCCTGAGCGCTAATTTTCTTTTTAGGGTTTTTACCGCCTTTAAACATGTATTTTTTTACCATGTCATACATGGCGGGCTTTCCGCCCTTATTCATTTTTATAGGGTCTTTTTTCGAATAGCTCATGAGAACGCTACAATTTCTACATTACAAGTTGCTGTATCGGCTTTTGCTTTGATGCTGTCTATGTTTGTATAGCTAACCGTAGCAGCTCCACCAGCCACGTTGTCGTTAACATCCAAAACAGAATTATTAAGCAAGAAGCTGTCCCCTGCCTCGATCTTCACGAAGTATTCGTCATTCGCATCCGTAACTCTAAGGTTTACGAAGTTGGTAGAGTCAAGGTTTGTTATTCTAAGGTAATCTAAATCAGAGTCGCTGAATGTCCCACCCGCATCAGCAGAAGCGAAAGAAAGCAATTCAGATTCCGCCGTGTGAAGAACGCCGTAAACCCTCTGAAAAATATCGGTTACCGTCTCGGTATGAACGTTTTCAAAAACGTGTCTGTTACCATTTATGGTGACCTCTTCTTTAATTGTTACCGTCAATACAGCCATGATGCAAATATAGGCTATTTATTTTTTGTTCTTTTTCGATCTACGCAGCTGCGCTGGCGTCTTGTAATTGTTGACGAGGTAGTCGTAATCCCTTTCGACACCAGTGTTAGCATCCATCTTCTTTAGTCCCTCAATCGTCGTAGCGTTTAAGTTACCCCCAGACACCTGAAGGACAACCAACAGGTTCAAGTCAGCCTGTCCCATGTCTTCGACCTTATCTGTTTCAAGGAGGTCTTGCTTGTTGATGTGCTTAACTGTACCGTCTAGTGTTTTTCCCAAATAAGACATTGCAGCCATCTGTGCAACCTCTGGGTTTTCCAATATCAAGTCTGGATTGTCTGCAAGTACATCTGGATCACCATATAGGTCTTTCGATATCTTTCTGTACATAGGTTCGTTGGTGATCTGAAGGTATCCTCTACCTCTGTACTTGTATCCACCTCTATCTCCATACATAGCATCACCAAGCTTTTCTGGATTGCGACCATAGTCCTGTCCAATAGCCAGTGTATCCAGGACTGGGTATCCGCTCTCTCTTGAGCGTCTACCTAAAGCCTCGCCCTCGACTCTCTCGCCAGTGCCATAGCCAAGCCTGTCAAAGCTGTCGTAAAATACGTTTGCCAGTTGCCTTCCATCAGTAGAGTAACTCATGTTTTCGGCTACGTCGAAACCCGCCTTTCCAAGGCCAGCACCGCCAGTCTCTTTGAAGATCGCTGCGTTTACAGCTTCTTTGTATCCTGGACCCAAGGCGTCTAGCTGCTTTTGAAAGTTTGCCATCCTCCTGTTGCTTACAAGCCTTTTAAGGGGGCCTTTATTCTTGGTGTAACCCATAGGGGGCTCTGGAAACACCCCAAGGAAGGGCATTGTCTTTTGACCAACTACTTCAGCAGTAGGAAGCATAGAGACACCAGCAACAGGTTCGTCTTCAGGGGTGGACTTTACAGTACTCATAGGTGCTGGAGCCTCTTCTTTGGATCTAAACAGGTTAATTAGACGTCTAAACAACCCTTTTTCCTCTGTTTCACCTACATCAGCATCCTCTACGCCACCTTCTACGTACATCTTAGGCGCTTTCTTCACCAACATGCCTTTATTGGCTCTCTTCTTCCTGGTGCGCGGACCCTTTTTTCTTCCACCCTCGCCAGATCTGCCCCTATTTACAGATTCATCCTCCAAGACTGTCCCCCCGTCTTTGTGGGAGACATCCTTCTTGTCCCCTTTTACTGAATTGGGGTTGTTTCTATTGATCTTGTTGAGCTCGGCTCTGTATTCAAGCATCTCTGGGGATGACTGGAACAGCCTATACTCTCTTTTATAGTCTCTAGCCATAACGCAAAGATAAGAAAACAGTCTTTGCGCCCTTCACAGCTTAATAGGTTTGAATGACGCTTCGTAATGTCTGTTTGTTTGCGCTTGCAAACCCCTCTAGAAGCTCCGTAGAATCAAAACAGCTTCGAAGCTTTATCGCTAACATAGCTTGTGCGAAGTTACAGCTTTTTTTTTGAAAAGTCAAGTGTTAGAAACTGCTTTAAGTAGCATCTCCAAAGCGCTGATCAACAGCATCTTAAACCGCATCAGTGAGCAGGGTGTGGAAAACTCAATTTTGACCGCGAACCTTAAAAAGTGGTGTGTAATACAGATCCTGGGGATTATATATAGTATAGAGTGCTTGGAACTACGTTCCAAAACCGACTTGCTGACCCCCCTCCCTCAGAATCTCAAGAGATTCTGGCATACTTTTCAGCTTTTAGTAGCAGGCTAACAGCCTGATACTAAGTGGTTTGCCCTCGGTTGGTTTACCAACCGCAAGAAGTGACAGCAGTAAACTGCTGAAGGGAAGGGCAGGACAATCCCCCACCTCGACCTATGGTCGAACACCAAGCCTTCATTACTGAAGGCTAACTAGCAGTTTAAGAAACTGCTAACAAGTGGCTCAGAATCAGTGGCTTGACCTAACCGCGCTGAATCATCTTCGATGATCATATGGTTAGCTACCAACCACATGAGTATCAGCAAGCTGATACCGCAGGAGTTGGAGAAAGTAGATATAGATTAGAATAAGAATGAATTCTGTGAATTCTTATTCTAATCTTAATATCTAACAGTTATGGCAAACACCATTTCCCACTCTGAGTTGCTGAAGGCAACTAAAAAGGCTGTAAACAGCCTGATGTTCAACCCAACACCTTCAAAGAAGGTGGAGGCAATCGAAGCTTTAGCTTCGTTGTCGAAGTTGGTTTTGGAGGTTGACCCTCCGAAGGAGGAGCCGAAGCCGAAGGCTTCGAAGTCTAAGAAGAAGCCGAAGGCTTCTAAGGCGAAGCCAAAGGCTTCGAAGTCGAAGTCGAAGTCCAGCCGTAAGGCTGAGATTGAGGCTGTTCTTACCTCTGGTAAGAAGCTCAAGAGAGCAGAACGTTCCGTTC